CGGTGCCGATGCCCACGTGACCGTCGGACCTGATGGTCATCACCCGGATGGCATCGTACGTGCTGTGCGCCAAGTCGATGTCTAGTTTAGTCCGCGAGTTGGTTCCGGAGGCGAATTTGGAGAGTTTAAAGTCTACGCGTTGCCCGTACTCGGAGCCCACGGTTTTACCTTCGCGGCACAGTTGTAACGTGTTCTTAGCGACGGTGTCCGTCTCGTGCGTGTTCGTCGCCACGAGGGGGGCGTCGTGTGTGAACGACCCTCTCTGCACCACCTGTTTGTTGATGAACACCGAAGAGGTCTGACCTCCGTTGGTTTGGAGGATGCCCTCCGGGGTGGTGCTTCCTATGCCCACCCTTCCGGTGTCCGTGATGGTCATCTTCGGCGTCCCCAACCCGGAAGCGCTCGTGACGTTGATGTTGAAACTCTCCCCAGACGTCACCCGGCTCTGGAGGTACGTCCTTCCCGTGGACACCGTGTCGCTGTACATCCGCATGGCGATGTTACCGGTTGAGAAGGCGTTACCGAAGACGAGGGCGTTGGTGTCGGTGATCTGGATGTTCCCACCCACGGTGAGCGCCTGCGTCGGGGCGGTGTTTGCGATGCCCACGTATCCGGTACCGGCGACGCGCACCCTCTCTGCGTTGTTCGTCTTGATGACGACGTTGGAGTCCGCCGAGGTTGAGCCGTGGACTTCCACGGCGCTCACCTTCGAGGCGGTCGGACCTGATTTGAGAATGAGCCCGGTGTAGGCGTTATCCGTGCCGAAATCGTTGGCGTGGACGACGATCTGTCCGGTGCTCTTGATGAATTTCTCCGAGTTCGCGTCGACCCCTAGGGCGCCACCGATGCGAATGCTTCCGTCCACGTGTAAGCTCTCGTTGGCGTTGTACCTGCCCACGGCGAGATTGGAGGTTGCGATGAGATTCGTGGACACCGTGTTCCCGTGCACGACCAAGACGTTGGCGTGGCTGCTACCGGCGTGGGCGTGCAGTTTGTCCCCGATGCAGAGGGAGTGTCCGGCAGCCGGGTTCGTGTTCGCGATGATGACGCGCTCCGACGTGTACAGGTTTGAGAACTGGGCGTTCCCGGTGACCTCGAGGACGGTCGCGGCGTCGTCGTCGATCGTGACGTTCGACCCGAGCAGAATCTGTTCGCCCACGGTGATGTAATTTGCGAAGATGTTCCCGGAGGTGTGGAGCACGTTCGAACCGGTGTCTTCCATGTAGAGGTTGGACCCGAGGGCGAACTGGTGGTAGGGATTCGTGTTAGCGATGCCAATGTTCGAGTCTACAAACTGTTTTCCTAGGACGTGCACGTTGACATCGGTGCTCTCCGCCAAGATTTCCACGAAATCCGGACCGGCTTGGGTGAGACCGAAGACGAACTCCGGGGGCACAGACGTCACGGAGTCGTGGAGGTAGCCCACGAACGCGTTCGCTTCGTTGTACTGGTGAAAGAGCACCGCCGTGTCTTGCAAATTCGTCGCCCCGACGCCGACTTGAATCACCGGATTTTCCACCGCGAGATTCGTCGGTTGCGTGTACGTCGCGTAATCGGTAATCTCCAAGTTCCCTGTGATCTTCACGTTCCCGCTAATCTCCACGAGGGAGTCCACCATCTGCACGTTCCCGGTGAGCGCCATCACCGTCGCCCCGGTATCGTTCAACTCGATGTTCGAACCGAACGAGAGACCGTCGATGGCGGTCACCTTGGACGCGATCAGGTTCCCACTCACGGTCATCATGTTGTCGTTATCGTTGGGATCGATGACGACCGTTCGCAACCCGGAACCAATCGTCGCGGACGTCGCCGTGAGTTTGCTCATCGCCACCCCTCCGGTGACGTTCACCGGGCTCGTCGGGTTGTTGACGTCCACGAAGAAGACGCGACTTCCGGAGGTGTTGAAGACGTCTATGGCGTATTGAGGGGCGTCGTTGTTGATGGCTATCTGTGGAACGAACAACACGTCGTGAAGTTTCGTGCGCTTCTTCACCTCGAGAGCAATTTGGTCCGTCCTCAAGTCATCCATGAACAAGTTCGAACCCATCTCGAAGTTGTGTGTCGGATCCAGTGCCCCGGCGAGACCGATGTTCGAGGTGAACACATTACTTGCCTCGAGATCACCGGTGAAGATATTTTCGATCGTTCGCACCTCGTTCTCCACGTTCTGTGGGTCGAGACGAGCGAGGTAGATCTGATCGAACTTACCCGTGTTACCGATGATAGGCATCTCTACTTAATAATTAGAAAAAGATAATTACCAGTTACGCGCCAAACTTGAGTCCGGCGAGACCACCCTCGATGTGGAGAACGTTCCACGACAGGGCGAACACCCGAAGGTCGTTGTCGTTCGCCTTGACCGTGACCCCGGCTGCGGCGATGGCGTTCGCATCCACGCGCTCGTCCCCGAGTTCGACCCCTCTCAGATTGAGTCGGGCTGAATCAAGTCTCGAAAAGTTCACAGACCCGGAGTTCACGTACTGGTCCGGTTTCGTACAGAAGTGGTACGCGTAGTACCGGGTGTAGAATGGGACCTGGGAGGACTCGTCGTATTGGATGACCCCGTACCTGCTGCTGTAGTAGTTTTGGATGGTGTGGAAATACATCGGGGACATGTTTTCCAGGACGACCTGTCCGTTGAGCATGATGTCCGCTTCCCGGAAGGTGAACCGGTCGTTGACGTCGTCCTCTTGGAGCGCGCGAACGCCCCAGAAGATCGACCGGACCGGGTGATTGAACTGTCCGATGTCCACGGCGTTGTCCCCGCCACCGCCCGCGCTGTTGTCGGAGACGTAGTCGAGCCCGGTGGACAGCGTTTGCAATTGACTCACGATGAAATCCATCGGTCGGTTGATGAGGTCTTCTCGCTCGGTGGTGTCGAGATAGATGAAATTCGCGTAACATTTGATGTTTCTTTGCGCGCTCGTGAGGGTGGACACGTACTCCTGGTCGAGGGTGATCCGGATCTCCACTTGGTGGAAGGCGAGGGCGCAGATCGGGAACGCGGCGCCGCCGTCGCAGAAGAAAAAGTGCATGGGCACGAATCCTTCCGTGGTTTGAGACACCTTGTTGTTGATGTGTTGGGACTTGGTCCACGTGTCGGCGAGGTAGGTGTTGTAGATGTCCGTGAGGTACTCGTACGGTTGGCTGTCCACCTTGACCCCACCGATGTAGAGGTCGATGGTGCTCCCGACGAAAAACTTGGTCGCCGCTGACGGTCCCTCGAACCACACCGCGTTGACCATGTCCCCCCACACCGGGATGACGATGTTCGTGTCATTGTCGTTGATCGTCTTGATCAATTTCGGGGCTTGGGCAAAGTTGGTGTGACGCTTAAATTTCGTGCGAAACAGGGACGAGTCTAACTGGTCGCTGTTCAGGTACGCGTCCTGAACGCCCTTGCTCACTAAGGAAACGATGGCTCCACTCGAAGACATTCCTATTACAATAAGTCACATTTAAATTTTAAATAGAAATCCACCCGGTAACTCCTCGGTCTTCTCAACAGCCTCCTTACCGTAAATCTTGAACCCACCCGCCTTGTACACCTTGAGCCTCTTGTAGTACATCGCCGTGAAGATGCTCCACTCGTCTTTGATGTCGTAAATGTGGGGGTTGTTTTGTTTTCCGGCGGTCTCTCGCATGACCCGACCGATGCTCTGCACGATGTCCGACTTTGGGGAGGCGAGGATGACCGTGTCCAGGGCTGGGATGTCCAACCCCTCGTGGGCTTGTGAAAAAGTGGCGAAGATGATTTTTTTCGTCGAAGACTCCTCGAGGTCCTGCCTTTTCATCCCACCCATGTACAACCCGGAAGACTTCGGAAAACACTGGTGCAACATCTCGCAGTGTCCCCGGCGTTCGCTCAACACCAACAACCGCCGGGTCCCCGCCGAGGCTTTCTTGATGAGTTTCACCAACATCTGGTTCCGGTCCCTCAATTCCACCAGACAGGTCACCATGTTCGGAAGGGAAATCTTCCCGTTTCGCATGCACGGAGGGGGATTCCGGAACATGTCGTGTTCGTACACCACCGGGAAGACCTCCACCCCGTCTTGGTTTTTCCTCTCCACGGCGAAAAAAGTGGGACCCATGAACCAGTGAAGGACCTTCGTGAGCCCGTCTTTCCTCTCCGGGGTCGCCGAGAGACCGTAGATGTGCTTCGGACACATCTTGAACAGACTCTGGCTGAACACCTTGGCACAGATGTGGTGCGCCTCGTCCACGATCACCGTGCCCACGGAATCGAAATCCCCGAAGTCGTA